CATCAACCATTCCTTCTTTTTTATGAACTCCACAATATAAACCCTTTTTCTCTTCTTCTATATTAAATTTAGGTCTAATTTTACAACCTTCATGAGCACAAGTTTTATCTTTAACATTAATCATCCCTTCTTTTTTATGAACTCCACAATATAAACCCTTTTTCTCTTCTTCTATATTAAATTTAGGTTGTTTTTTACATCCTTCTTCAGCACAAGTTTTATGTTTAACATTAATCATACTATCTTTTTTGTGTTCAAAACAATATAAAGGTTTCTTGCCATCTATGTTAAAACTTGGTTGTTTATTGCATTCTTCATAAGCACAACATAATACCATAATTAATATTAATTTATGTTTTTAATATATTTAGAAATATCTTATCAATTTATTATTTATTAAATATTTAGTTAATATTAGTAATTTTTAAAAATCTCTCAAAATTTAAAATTAAATCATAAAAATTTTAAATTTAAAATAAATATTTTACCAAAATTTTTCTAACTAAAATTGCGTAATATATTATTTAAATATTTAATATATTATAGTAAATATTTAATATGGAGAATGGACAAGGAACAACTTCTATATCAAAATTACCAAGTAATGCTCAACAAAATATAATAACACAACCCTTACAAAATACTAATAATAATAATATTGTTTTAACTCAAAATGAAGTAGTCGCTGAATCTACTGCTCAAATGGCCAATCCTATGATGCAACAAATTGCAACTCAAATGCCTGAAAAAAACCAACAACAAAACCATAATAATTATAATGAAATGATATCCCAATTGCAAAAAGCGAATCTAGCGGGAGTTACTACGATGCCCAGCCGTGATATTCCAATGGATCCAGTCACTATTAATAATGATCAACAGATAAAACCAAATTTTATACCTGAACCTCAAAATGTTGATTATATTACAAATAGTGAAACGAAAGAAGATTTAATTTCCCAAAATATAAAAAAACAAAGTTCTTTAGACAGTTTAGATTCTTTTTATAACGAATTTCAATTACCGTTGCTAATTTCTGTTTTATATTTTCTTTTTCAATTACCTATTTTTAGAAAAACATTGAAAAAAGCATTACCAGTTCTATTTAGCAACGACTCGAACCCAAATTTGTATGGTTATCTTTTTAATAGTATATTATTTGCAGTAATTTTCTATTTATTAACTAAATTAATAAACCAAATAACATTAAATATATCTTAAATTTTTGATATTTCTATATTTTTTTCATTAGCCAATTTTTCTACTAATTCGTCGTTTTTATAATCATCTATGTATTTTATTGAAATTATTCCACTTGAAACCAATGCTTTCATACAATTATAACAAGGGTAATGGGTTATATAGGCAGTGCATCCTTCTGAACTAACTCCTCTTTTTGCACAGTCGGTTATAGCATTAATTTCTGCATGAACTGTTGCTACATTATGATTATCTCTTATTATCATCTCATGTTTACAACCGGCAATATATCCATTATATCCTTGAGCAATTATTCTATTATCTCTAATAAAAAGACATCCTACGTATAATCTTTCACAAGATGAACGGCTAGATGTTAAAATTACTAGATTTTTAAAATATTCCTCCCATGTAGGACGTTGACGTTTCATTAAATTAATAATAAATATATTTTTATTTAATAATAATAAATATATTAATAATAAAAGTTTTCTATATGATTTATATTTTTCTAGAAATTAATAATAATATAAAATAATTTAAAAGTATTTTTATATTTATTTATAAATATGAATCTTATCCAACTTTCTGATAGAGTAAAAAATAAAAAAAAATTTAATTCCTATTGCGGAACAATTGATAGAATTTTTGAAATTAATGAACGTGATCAAAAAAAATTAGATGGTGAATTATATATTTTTATTAAGCCTGAATTACCTGAAAAAAAAGTTAAAAAATCACTGAATTAAATTATTATTGTAAGAACATACTTAATCAAAGTAATACTAACTGATATTAAATAGAAGGTATATATTTCCAACCTAAATCATTACATATTAATTTCCATATTTCATCTTGTTCGAGTCTTTTACATCGGTCTTTTAATTTAGGAAAATAAGGTAAAAATGTGGTTTCATCAAGCAGTTCGCATAATTTATATAGTGTATAATAATAATTCAAAAAATTTACTCTATCTTTAGGACAATATTTTGCATAAGGTTTTTGAATTTCCATAAATAAATTACATAATGTTTCTTCTAATTCTTGTGTCATTATAGGTGGTTTAATACCTAATTTATCTTTTATAAATGGTATATGTTCATAATATTTATTATATCCCAAATTTTTTAATATTTCTTTTGTTTTTTTATTCGTTAAATCTTTAATTTCTAATCTCTCTTTTTTAATTTGATTTTTTATATTTTCAAATACTTCTATTGGTATATGCGTGCTTTCTTTTGCTTGAAATTGTGCTAAAATTTCTCTTAAATGATTAATTCTTTTATATGCGTAAAAGCAAACTTCTTTGGGAGGTTCTTTATATGAAGGCTTTTCATTTTCAATTAAATATTTCATTGAATATGAACAATTATTACATATACATATTCCATCTGTTTCTACATATACCATCTCTCCTTTTTTGCAAAAATTACATATATCTGATTGATAACAATAATTATCATAATTAATAAACGAATTATTAATATTATAAAAATATTTATCAACTACATTATATTTTTCATCACATACTTTTTCTTTTTCTATTTCTATTTCTGAATCATTAAAATAAAAAAATTGATTAATTTTATTATTATTAATACATAGTTTTGAATTAATATTGTTTGTTATGCCTTTTTTTTCTTCAAAATAATCAAAAATATATTTAGAATTATTTAAAAAATAATTTTTTTTCTCCTTTTGTAATTTATATATACAATTTTTTAATTCTTTTATTTTATTTTGTGCGGTTTCAATTTTATCTAATTTTTTTTTATTTTTTGTATTATTTAGGAAATTTTCTAATTTTTTGATTTCTAGATTATATTTAGGAATTAATATTTCTTCATTATGTTTAAATTCTTCTATCATTTCCGTATGTTTCTTATCTAATGTAATATTTTTTCCTGATATTTTATTCATTTATACTATATTTATGTATTGTTTTTTAAATTTATATATATATTTAAATAAAAATTATTTAATTATTAATAAATAAATTAAATATTCTATTTTTTTTTTCTTTAGTCATATTATAAAAAATGGCTGGAGGTCTTATGCAATTAGTTGCCTACGGGGCACAGGATGTATATCTTACTGGTAATCCCCAGATTACTTTCTGGAAAGTTACATATCGTCGCCACACCAACTTTGCGATGGAATCTATTGAACAAACTTTCAACGGACAGGCCGATTTCGGTCGTCGTGTTACTTGCACCATTTCGCGTAATGGTGACTTAGCTTACCGCACATATTTACAGGTCACTCTTCCTGAAATCGGTCAGTCTCTTAACTCGTCCGGTTCTGTTTACGCTAGATGGTTAGACTTCCCAGGAGAACAGCTTATCTCTCAGGTCGAAGTTGAAATTGGAGGTCAGCGCATCGATCGTCAATATGGTGACTGGATGCACATCTGGAATCAGCTCACCCTTTCCAAAGAACAGGAACGTGGTTACTACAAAATGGTCGGCAATACTACTCAGCTCACATATGTTTGCGACCCAACCTTCGCGGCTGTTGATGGACCTTGTTCGGCCGACGGTGTTCGTCAGGTCTGCGCTCCCCGTAACGCTCTTCCTGAAACCACCCTTTACGTTCCCCTTCAGTTCTGGTACTGCCGTAATCCAGGACTTGCGCTACCTTTAATCGCGCTTCAGTATCACGAAGTTAAAATTAACCTTGACATTCGTAATATTGAAGAGTGCTTATGGGCGGTCAAGAAAGTCGATGGAACTGGAGAAAAAGTCGTTGATGCTTACAAACAGTCGCTCGCAGCGGCTTCGCTCTTTGTTGACTACATTTTCTTAGATACCGACGAACGCAGACGTATGGCGCAGAATCCACATGAATATCTCATCGAACAACTCCAGTTCACTGGCGATGAATCGGTTGGTTCGTCGTCCAATAAAATCAAACTCAATTTAAATCACCCATGTAAAGAATTAGTCTGGGTAGTCCAGCCTGATGCTAATGTTGATTATTGTTCGTCGCTAACTGCATCTTCTGCCCTTAATAACTTACTTGGAGCACAGCCATTCAATTACACCGATGCCCTCGATGCTCTACCTAATGCGGTCCACGCCTTCGGTGGTGCTTCTGCTATTTCTGGAGGAGAAGGCTTCATCTCTAATAATGAATTTCAAGATCCATTCGCCAATGATGTTTCTGTAAGTGCGGCACATCATGGCAGTATGAGTGACTCTGGTGTCTCTGATGCCGGTACATTCGTCCTTGCCGAAACTGCTCTCGACATGCATTGCTGGGGTGAAAATCCAGTCGTTGTTGCCAAATTACAGCTCAACGGCCAGGACCGCTTCTCGGAGCGTGAAGGTACATACTTCGACCTCGTTCAGCCCTTCCAGCACCACACCCGTGCCCCCGACACCGGTATCAATGTCTACTCGTTCGCCCTTCGCCCAGAAGAGCACCAGCCATCGGGCACCTGCAATTTCTCGCGCATTGACAACGCTACCATACAGCTTGTCCTATCGAATGCCACTGTCACCGGCACCAACACTGCTAAAGTCCGTGTCTACGCGACCAACTACAATGTTCTCCGTATTATGAGTGGTATGGGTGGATTAGCGTACAGTAACTGATAAAATATTTTTATTTAAAAAATTTAATTCGAATAATATTTTTATTAA